GCCTGCCGAAAGAAAAGCAGGCGGTAGTCCTGCAACTCACAGAAGAGTTGAAAAAGAGAAAACAAAAAGAAAAAGCGCAAGATAAGTTTTTAGAGTTTGTAAATTCAATGTGGGAGAACTTCATACACGGACGGCACCATGAAATTATGGCAGAGGCATTTGAGCGGGTGGCAAGGGGAGAACTCAAGCGCCTCATCATTAACATGCCTCCCCGTCATACGAAGTCAGAGTTCGCCTCTTACCTGCTACCAGCGTGGTTTCTGGGAAAGTTCCCAACCAAGAAAGTTATTCAGACCAGCCACACAGCAGAACTCGCCACAGACTTCGGACGTAAAGTGCGAAATCTCGTTGACAGTGAAACCTACAAGAGCATATTCCCCAACGTCGCACTACAGTCAGACAGCAAGGCTGCTGGACGATGGAACACTTCCCACGGAGGCACTTACTTTGCTATTGGTGTGGGTGGTGCGGTCACAGGTAAAGGCGCAGACCTCTTAATTATTGACGACCCACATTCAGAGCAAGAAGCGATCCTTGCTGAAGTAAACCCAGAGATATACGACAAAGTGCATGAGTGGTACTCGTCAGGCCCACGGCAGCGTCTACAGCCGGGCGGATCTATTGTGGTGGTGATGACACGATGGAGTAAACGAGATCTGACTGCACAGGTCGTGAAGTCAAGCGTGCAGCGTGGTGGTGAGGAGTGGGAGGTGATAGAACTACCTGCGATCCTGCCGTCAGGAAACCCGCTATGGCCTCAGTTTTGGAGCCTAGAAGAATTAACTGCATTAAAAGAAGAACTCCCCGTTCATAAATGGATGGCGCAGTATATGCAGGCGCCGACCGGTGCAGAAGGTGCGTTAATTAAACGGGAGTGGTGGAAAGAGTGGGAGCACGATAAACCCCCTCGGTGCGATTATATTATTCAGTCTTGGGATACGGCATTTAATAAAGGTACACGCAACGACTTTTCTGCATGTATAACCCTAGGTATATTCCACCCCGAAGATGAGCCGCACCCCCAGATAATACTTCTGGACGCATTTAAAGAGCGTATGGAGTTTCCTGAATTGAAGGCCAAGGCGTTGGAGTTGTATAAAGAATACGAGCCAGACTGCTGCATAATCGAAGCAAAGGCGGCTGGCACTCCCCTCTTACAGGAACTTAGATCCATAGGAATACCGCTTCAGGACTATACTCCGGTACGTGGTAACGATAAGATAACGAGGGTCAACGCTGTAGCCGACTTATTTGCTAGTGGTATGGTATGGGCGCCACAGACTAGGTGGGCTGAGGAAGTGATAGAAGAGTTCGCGTCATTCCCACAAGGGGAGCACGATGACTTAGTGGACTCAATGACTCAAGCATTATTACGTTTTAGACAAGGTGGGTTAATCCGCCTAGAATCCGACTACAACGATGAACCCCAAGAATTTAGGCGGCGCAGTAGATCGTACTACTAGGGCAGACATGAAAAGGAATAAATAATGGCAATTGACAAGGCAATTTCTCAAGCCCCTCTCGGTCTTGACCCCGAACTACTTACCGCTGAACCTGCCATCGAGATAGAGATCGAAGACCCAGAAAAGGTCAGTATTGAGGCAGGTGGTATAGAGATTGAGATCGAGCCCGGTGCCGATGTAGGCGAGGGGATCGACGAGTTTACGGCTAACTTGGCTGAATATCTGGATGAGGGCACGCTGGCTGAACTAGCCGGAGAACTGCTTGAGAACTTCCAGAATGACAAGGACTCCCGCAAAGAGTGGGAGAAAACATATTTTGATGGTTTAGATCTACTGGGGCTGACACTTGAGGAACGCATGGAGCCGTGGGAGGGGGCGTGTGGCGTGTTTCACCCGGTTCTCTCGGAGGCGGTTGTCCGCTTTCAAGCAGAGTCAATCATGGAGACATTCCCGGCGTCGGGCCCAGTCCGCACGCAGATCATAGGGAAACTGACAAGAGACAAAGAGCAGGCGGCAGAGCGTGTCAAGGATGACATGAACTACCAACTGACCGTGAAGATGCCTGAGTATCGGGCAGAGCACGAGCGGATGTTGTGGTCATTAGCCTTGGCTGGATCGGCATTTAAGAAGGTCTACTTCGACCCGGCCTTCCAGCGTCAGGTGTCTGTGTTTATTCCAGCAGAAGACTTCATCGTGCCCTACGGCGCAAGCGACCTACAGACCTGTGAGCGTTACACGCATGTGATGCGTAAGACTAAAAACGAGGTCAAGAAGTTGCAGGTGGCTGGGTTTTACCGCGATGTTGAGTTGCCAGAGCCTAATGAGTCAAACACAGACCGTAGCGAGATCAAGGTTCAGGGTGAAGAGGCTAATATTATTCACGACGACCGGTATCAGATCCTTGAGATGCATGTGGATCTGGACATTGAAGACGATCCGATGCGTGATGAGAATGGGATTGCCATTCCATATGTGGTCACAATCGAGAAATCAAGCCAAGAAGTGTTGGCTGTACGGCGTAATTGGAACCCAGATGAGGAAAAAGACCTTAAATCCAAGCGTCTACACTTCGTTCATTACGTTTATATCCCCGGATTTGGCTTCTACGGGTACGGATTGATCCATTTAATCGGTGGGCATGCCAAGTCAAGCACATCTTTACTGCGTCAACTCGTTGATGCGGGCACTTTGGCTAACCTCCCCGGTGGTTTAAAGACTCGTGGACTGCGTATTAAGGGTGATGACACCCCAATCTCCCCGGGAGAGTTCCGAGACGTAGACGTTGCAAGCGGAAAAATTAGCGAAAACATCGCTTTTCTGCCCTACAAAGAGCCTTCGCAGGTACTTATGTCCCTCATGGACAACATCGTGCAGCAAGGGCGGGGGCTGGCGGCGGTTGCAGAGTTAAAAATCACGGATGTCAACAAAGAAACACCGGTTGGGACTACTTTAGCGCTCTTGGAGCGTAGTTTGAAGGTCATGAGCGCGGTTCAGGCCCGTCTACATGCCTCAATGAAGATGGAGTTTGGGCTTTTGGCGTCAATAATCGCTGAATTTGCCCCTGAGACCTACGAGTACACGCCAGATTCGGACAATGCGTACCTCCCAGCGAGCCGCGCAGACTACGACATCATCGAGGTTGTACCTGTCTCTGATCCAAACGCAGCCACAGCAAGCCAGAGGATTGTCCAGTACCAAGCGGCTATTCAGTTAGCCCAGACAGCCCCACAACTCTACGATATGGCGCAGTTACATAGGCAGATGTTGGAGATTTTGGGCTTGCGGAACGTGGCAAAACTCATTCCGATGTCGGAGGATGCGATTCCGAAGGATCCAGTAAGCGAAAACATGGCGGCATTGAACCTAAAACCGCTAAAAGCCTTTATTTATCAGGATCACGAGGCCCATATTCGCGTCCATATGAACCTGATGCAAGACCCACAGATGCGTCAATTACTGGGTCAAAACCCGCAGGCTCCGGTCATGCAAGCGGCGATGCAGGCTCATATTGCAGAACATTTGGCGTTTGCCTACCGTCAACGGCTCGAAGATGTCATGGGCGTGCCCCTGCCACCGCCGGATACGAAACTTCCAGAGGATGTCGAGGTCGAGTTGGCACGCATTTCTGCTCGGGCTTCCGAGGTTGTACTGGGTCAGAGCCGTCAACAGGTTGCCGCACAAGCCGCTCAGGCCGCCGCACAAGATCCGATCACACAGATCCAGCAGCAGGAGTTGGCGCTTAAGGCTGGTGAGTTGGAGCGCAAGAAACTTAAGGATCAGGTCGATGCAGCCGCTAAGGCAGACCAGATTGAGGTTGAGAAACTCCGTATTCAGACGCAAGCCGAGGTGGATGGAGCCCGCATCGGTGCGCAGGTCGCTAGGGACAAGGAGCAGATTAAGTCCAAGAACGAGGCTGATGGGGTGAAGTTGGGGGTGGAGATAGCAAGAACTTTGCAGCAAGCGAAGAAACCACCAACCACCTAGGAGATTAAATGAGTAAAGAGCAGCAAGAGAGTTTTGAGTATCTGATCAAGAAAAAGTTGAGGGAGCATCTCAACAATTTGGCAGATGATTTAGCACTGGGGGGTGCGCAGGATTACGCTGACTACCGGCATCGAGTCGGCGTTATCGAAGGCATCGCAATAGCAGAACGCGAGGTCATCGACCTAATTGATGCTGCCAAGAAACGACAAGAGGAACTATAGATGTCTATAGGCGCGATTGACAAAGAGGCTACCGAGAGATCGGCGGCAGAGATAGACCCGTTAAAAATGCCCGTCCCCAAGGGCTATAAGATTTTGATCACCCTACCAAAGATTGAGAAGCAACTGGGTGAATCAGGACTTATTTTGGCGGATTCCACTCAACGGCAGGAAGAATTAGCCTCCTGCTTAGGGTTTGTACTAAAACTCGGTGATTTGGCGTTCAAGGACGAGCACAAGTTTCCCACCGGGCCTTGGTGCGAAGAAGGCGACTTCATCATTATGCGTAACTACTCAGGCACCCGGTTTAAGGTAAACGGGCAAGAATTCCGTCTGATTAACGACGACATGGTGGAGGCGGTTGTTGACGATCCTCGCGGTTACACCCGTGCGTAATTAGGAGAAAGAAATGGCGAAAGAAGAATTTGTAACTACGCTTGAACAGATCAATGACGATCTGGCGCAGGCAAAAGAGGCACCCCAAGAAGAGGTTATGAACCCCGGGTATGAGGCTACCGCCCCGGTCATTTCCCCCACTAAAACCAGCAAAAAGTCGGACATTGAAATAGAGATCGTTGACGACACTCCGCCCGAGGACAAAGGCCGCAAGCCAATGAAGACGGCGCCCAAGGAGGTTGACGAGATCGACGAGGTCAATGGGAAAGTCCAGAAAAGGCTGGATGAACTTAAGCGTGCTTGGCATGACGAGCGCCGTGCAAAGGACAAGGCGGCAAGGGAACAAGCCGAGGCACTCGCATACGCTAAGAAACTCCTCGACGAGAACAAAACTTTAAAAGTTCAACTTTCAAAAGGTGAGCGAGTTTTGATCGAACAGGGGCAGGGTAAGGCTGAATCTGACCTAAAAGCAGCCAAGCGTTTGCTACAAGAGGCACAAGAATCTGGAGACTCTGAAAAAGTCGCAGATGCCATTACTGAAATTTCACGCATTTCAAGAGAGCAGGAAAATTGGAAAGCGTACCAACCTAAGTACCGTGAAGAAGATATTAATAAGGAATCTACTTTACAAGATCAGAATCTAGGTGTAAGTTATCCCCAAACTGCGCAGGCTGCACCACCTCCAGACGAAAAGGCCGTGAATTGGTACAACAGAAATTCATGGTTCGGAGTAGACGAAGAGATGACTGCAATTGCCTATGCGCAACATGAGAAATTAGTTAAATCTGGGGTAAGTCCTCAGAGCGACGAATATTACGAGAAGATTGATTCTCGGCTTCGGCAAGTTTTCCCTGACCGTTTTGAGTCAGATGGCGATGAAGATCTCGCTGCTGATAAAGAACCAGCCAAAGTGGAAAAACGCCAACAGACAACGGTGGTTTCACCGGCGACCCGTTCGACACCAAGTAAAAAAGTTACGCTCACGAAGTCTCAAGTGGCGATTGCTCGACGCTTAGGTGTCCCCTTAGAAGTTTATGCGAAACAAGTTGCCTTGCAGGAGAATAGATAATGTCAAGAATTGACCGTGAATTAGAAACTCGTGAACGCGAATCTCGTGTCCGTGCTTATACTCCGCCGCAACAGTTGCCAGATCCAATTCCGCAAGCAGGTTACTCATTTCGGTGGGTAAGAACAGCCATGATGGGCCAAAGCGATGCTCGTAATGTATCTATGAGTCGTCGTGAAGGGTATGAACCTGTAAAGGTTGAAGACCATCCTGAAATGGAAATGGCGCTCGATGATTCGTCTAAGGCCAGTGGAAATGTCGAGATTGGCGGTTTGATGCTTTGTAAGATTCCTACGGAAATCTTAGAAGGTCGTCAAGACTACTATGAGCGGTTGACTCAACAGCAAATTAATTCTGTTGATAACAACTTTATGAGGGAAAATGATTCGAGGATGCCTCTCTTTACCGAGAAGAGATCTGAGGTCAGTTTCAATAGACGATAATTTTTAGGAGATTGATATGGCAACAACTGCCAGCCCATACGGGCTAAAACCAATCAACCTGATCGGTGGTCAATCATTCACGGGTGGTTCTATCCGTGATATTTCGATGACTACTAACAGCGCGACTGGTATTTTCTTCGGTGACTTAGTGAGACTGTTAGATGGACAGCCTTCCGCCGTTACCAGCACTCCCGTTCCTTCGGAAGAGGGCCTTGTAGGTGTTTGTGTTGGTGTTTCTTACACCGATCCTACGCTGAAGTACACACAGTTTGCACAGTTCCTACCCGCTAACGCGGTAAGTGCTGGGTACACAAACATTCTGGTCAGAGTTGTGGATGATCCGGATCAGTTGTATCAAGTCCAAGCCGATGGTTCCGTTACTGCTGCCAAGATTGGTAACAACGCTGAGTTAGGTAACTTCTCGGCTGGTTCTACCACCACTGGCAACAGCAAAGTTACGCTAGAGTCCGGTACGATTGCTAACACTTCTACGTTTGCAGTCCGTATTGTGGATCTGGTTAACGGTGCTCCAACTTTCTCAACTCCCGGTGATGCTTTCACGGATTGTATTGTCAAATTTAACTTTGGCATCCATTCGTACTATCAAGCAACCGGTAGCGGCTCGACTTGATAAGGAGATTCTAAATGGCTATTTCACGTTCGCAACTACTAAAAGAACTCCTCCCGGGTCTGAACGCTTTGTTTGGTCTTGAGTACGCACGCTACGGTGAAGAGCATAAAGAGATTTATGCTACTGAAACTTCAGAGCGTTCGTTTGAAGAGGAAACCAAATTGTCTGGCTTCTCGGCTGCCCCAGTTAAGTCTGAAGGCGCTGCGATTGCTTATGACAACGCACAAGAGGCTTTCACGGCTCGCTATACGCACGAGACCATTGCTTACGGTTTCTCGATCACTGAAGAGGCAATTGAGGACAACCTCTATGACTCACTCAGCGCTCGTTACACCAAAGCACTCGCTCGTTCGATGGCTTACACCAAGCAGACTAAGGCTGCTGCAATCCTGAACAATGGCTTTACCAACTCCAGCCAGTATTACGGCGGTGATGGCGTGCCCCTGTTCTCGACTCAGCACCCCCTGATCTCTGGTGGTGTTAACAGCAACCGTCCTTCTACCCCTGCTGACCTGAATGAGACTTCGTTGGAAAACGCAGTTATTCAGATTGCTGCATGGACGGATGAGCGTGGTCTGCTGATCGCTGCTAAGCCCCGTAAGTTAATCGTACCGCCTTCACTCCAGT